GGGGCTTATCTCGACGGAGACAAAATTTACGTATGCAAAGTATCTTGCTAAGTCTGTAACGACACCGGCCTATACAGTTACAGAGGCCACTCACAAATTTCTGGGAAATACTTATTATTATCCCGGCTCTGTAGAGTGGAATTCTGTTACGGCAGTTATTGTGAATGCTATCAACCCAGATGCCAACCAAATTCTTTTGCAGGCTCTCGCTGGGATGGGATATCTTCCACCCAACATTCAGGAAGGAATTTTCACGAGTGACCAACCACCCGGTACCGTTAATAAGGCGGATGCGCAGGCGCAGTTGGGGCTCGTGACAATCGAACAAGTTGACGGAGAGGGCGGCACCGTTGGCACGTGGCAGCTTGTTAATCCCTTTATTACAAATGCTACGTTTGGCGATTTAAATTACGATAACGATACAGAGTTACTTAATGTTACCATTCAAATGCGTTATGATTATGCTGTATACACGTCCGGTGGCGCCGCGGTTGCACGCGCAGGCGGCGACGGCTAAGCTTGAAGCGACATAAAGAAAGAAGGTGATTTGTGGGAAGAAGAAATAATGCGGACCGAACGAAAGGCCCGCCCCCCGATACATCAGCGGCACCAACGATAGCAAACGATACTGACGACTTATTTTCCTTTGTTAACCCAACAGAGTTTGTAGAACTTCCAAGCAAGGGACTTTTTTATCCCGAAAATCATCCGTTGCACAATGCGGAGACAATTGAAATTAAACAGATGACGGCCAAGGAAGAAGATATTTTAACTTCCGAAACACTTTTAAAAAAGGGTGTCGCCATTAATCGAATGATTTCTTCTCTAATTCTAGATAAGAATATTCGAGTAGAGGATCTCCTTTTGGGAGATAAAAATGCTATCTTAATAGCCTCACGAATTACAGGATTTGGTCCCTCTTACGGAGTCAATGCTACGTGTCCTTCCTGCTACAAAAAATCAGATACCACCTTTGATTTGAGGGAGATCCAGAGCACTGATATTTCAGAGACTCCCGAAGATGTTGAAGTTTTAGAGTCCGGCCTCTTTGCTTTTACTCTTCCCGTATCAGGGGTGAGAGTGACGGTTAAGTTGCTTACTGCAGCGGACGAACAAGTACTTCAGCGCCATACTGAGAACAAAAAGAGGCTTAAAAAAGAATCTTCACTTATAACCGACCTATTGAAGGCTATTGTAGTCGCGGCCAATGATCACACCGATAGGGTCACTATCGATAAGTTTGTTGAATCGGTGCCAACGCAAGATGTTACACATTTAAGAAAACAGTATGAAAAGGTTAAGCCCGATATGGATATTAAATTTGATTTTGAATGTCCTGTTTGTAGCTATTTCGGAGAGGTGGTGATGCCGATGACGGCAGAATTTTTTTGGCCTAAGCGATGAATATCAACGTGCAATCTATGAAGAGTTCTTTAACCTTAAACACTATGGCGGCTGGTCCTTCACTGAAATGTATAGCTTGCCCATTACTCTCCGCAGGTGGTTCTTAGAGCGTCTAGTAGAAGAATATGAAAAAGAGGCCGCAGAAAACAAAAAGGCCATAGACCAGGCTCGACGGAAAAGATAGATAATTCTTTTGCTTTTAATACTATTTATATTCAAGGGATAATGTAAATGGATGAACTCGCCACAGATACGCTTGATCTAAATCAACTTAATACTCCTCTGTCGGAGCGAGTACGTATTTATAATAAATTTGCGGGGCAGATTGAAGGGCTCCTTCTATCTTTATATCAAGCCGGCGCCGATGTTCCGATTAATATAACAGGGACAACTTCTCAGATTAATTCCTTTAGCCAAGCCCTCGCGCGTGAGAAGAGATATATGGACTCTTTTCTAAATCATGGCTTGAATGACACGCGGACCCTTAATTCCCATCATAAACTTGGGGACGCTGTAAAGAAATTTGAAAATGAAACGGGCATTCGGTGGCCCTTCAAAAATTGAAAAGGTATTTTTAGATGGCTGTAGATAATCGACTAAGTCCGGCTGCTCTTGCCCAAATGAAGCAGGATTTTCTTGACCTCCAGGAGGGGATAAACACTCTTAGCTTCCCGGAAGATCTTTTGCGTGGGCTTGACAAATTTAACACCCTCCTAGAGTCCTCGGGCGCCAAGTTAACGACCATGGCGTCAAGAATTGAAGCAAATAAAGAAGAGGAGTTGCGCCTGAATGCCGCCATAGAGGCCGGGATGCCTGCCGGGAAGGCGAGGGAAGAGGCGCATGACCGCATTGGTGCCATCATGGAGGAAAACAAGCAGCTCACCGCTGACCTCACGACCAACATTACCCTCATGGGCGAAACATTGGACAACCAGTCGGACCAGCTTGATAAAGCTGGAAGCGCCTCGAAGAAAATGAAGCAGGCGCTCGAGAAACTCACGGAGGCCCAGAGCAACGCCAACAAGGGCACGGACCCTGCTCTGGTCGCGCAGCGCAACAAGCTGATCGCTGAAGCCAACGAGCTTTGGGAGAAATCCCAGGAAGAACTCAAGAAGTACACCGGCAACGTAAAAGAAGGCGAAGCCGAGATGACCCGGTTTCTTAATACGACTTTGGGGGTGTCAGGGGGTCTCAACAAACTTGGTGGCTTTCTTAAAAGAGGCAAAGCCGGCTTTGAGGGCATGGCTGCGGGCTTAAAGAAATCGATCAAGAACAAAGAGATCTTCCTGAATGTTGGCCTCAAGCTTATTGACGTGTCTATAAAAATGCTTAAGCACCAACTTGACTGGGCTCTTAAACAAGATAAAGTCATAGCAGAATTCCGAAAATCCACCGGCGCCGGTAATGAATTTAATCAGATGATGCTGGACAGCGAAGTGCGCCTACGCCAATCAGGTGTCGAGCTAGAAGAGGTCGCCGCGGCCTATAGGACCTTGAAGAACGAGGTTGTTGGCTTCACTGATCTTAGCAAAGCTCAAATGGAATCGTTAGCGGACACTACCGCGCTCTTGGCCGAAATGGGTTTTGAATTGTCAACACAGGCATCCATTACGCAGACAGCCATGGAAAGTATGAACATGAGTGTTACCGAATCCGAGCAACTATTGGTGGACTTGGCATCCACAGCGCGCACCATCGGAATGGACGTTGATAAGCTGGGGCAACAGTTTGCTGCTGCTAGTGACTACCTCTCAGGGTTCGGTAAAGAAGGCACGAAAGTCTTTGAAGATATGACAATTCAGGCCAAATCTTTGGGTATGGAAGTGAGTCAGCTCATTGACGTAATGAAGAAGTTCGAGACATTCGATGATGCTGCACGTTCCGTCGGGCGTCTTAACGCTATTTTGGGTGGTCCATTCTTAAATTCAATTGACATGATGAATGCTGCCTTTGAGGACCCTGCCGAAGGTATAAAAATGTTGCGGGCCTCGTTGGATCAAGCCGGCGTTGCCATGGAAGACTTGTCGAAACCTGAAAAGATGGCCTTTGCTTCTGCTTTGGGAATGTCCGTGGAAGATATGACTAACATGATGGGCAAATCCAATGAAGAGCTGGAGATCCATAGGCTGGAACAGGAAGAGTTAGCTGAGCAGGCGCGCCAGACAATGGACATTACCCAGCAGCTGAAAAAAGCGTTCCAAGCCTTTTATATAAGTCTGAAGCCCTTTTTGGACGACGTGATTATTCCTCTTGTTGGAAAAATGCAGGCCCTTGGGGAGGCGATGGGCGCATTCTTTGCGACCGAAGCGGGCATGATTTCGTTTTTTGCTATTTTTGGAGGCCTGCTGGTAAGCGGAATCGCTTTAGTTACTGCCTTTGCGTTGGTTAACATGGCTGCAGCCACTGCTAGCATTGTTGGTTCCCCTGCCGCGGCAGCAGCCAGCGTGCTGCTGGGCATGGCCGCCGTCGCTGGTGGCGTCGCCGTCGCCGGCATAATCGGAACGGCCGTCGGCGCCAGTTCGATGACCAGCCCAGGCTCTGCGCCGGACAGCACTACTACCCAGAAGGGCGCCTCCGCCGGCTATGCCTCCGGCGGTTCCGTAGTTCATGGCTTTGCGGATTCCCCCATCGGCGCGACGGACATGTCCGGATTCAAGTCAACACCCATCGAGATTAATGAATTCGATTCCGAGAGGCTTATTGTTCCGTATGGTACATATGTGTCGAACGCTCATGAGGTGAAGCAGTCTAATAAACTTTCATCAGAGATTATAACAGAGCTCAAGGGCCTGCGCGCAGATTTGGTAAAGGCCACTTCTCAACCCGCCCAGCTTGTGGTGAACGATGACACGTTTGCCAGCACCTTGATTAATAGCTCCGGCATTGGAGTGTCATAAAATGGCGCACGACACCAATTGGGGATCTATGACGGTACCGCGCCCAGAGGGCGGCGCTCCCGGAGAAGAAGGAGAGTGGGGTACCAGCAAGATCATACATCAACCGGGCCCAGCCAACCCAGGACGCCATCGGCCTCTCGGTGGATCGCCTGGTTATGCGAGCCCTGAAGATTGGGGCAGCGTTCCGACTCCTGGGAGACTGGGAGGCCCTGGCGGCCAGGATCTCGGCAAGAAACACTGGGGATCAGTAAAGTATCCCGAGGTCGAAGAGGCCGAAGCCGAAGCAGCCGGCCCCCCCACTGCGCCACCAGCTAGCCAGTGGGGCTCAGTACCGATGGCCCCCGGTCGACACTCGCCAGGAGTCCAACCGGGCCCATTTGGGGTACCCATGCCGCCAGCACGTGAAACTGTGAGTGGAGGTCCCGGCACAGCTCCTGTGTGGAAAAAGAATTCACAGAACGGGACGCCCAGAGGCAAGGACCTGATACACCCCCACGCTTATGCTGATCAACAGACCAATAATTTACGAATCAGCTCCACTTTCAAGATCTTCATCCAGCACCTTCCCACGGGGAAGGAAGTGGCGTTTGAGGGATGGGTGACAGCATTTAGTGATGACTATACGAGTCAATGGAATGAAGAGACGGTGTATGGTCGCATGGATCCCTTAGCTACCTTCCAGGGTACGCGCCGGACTATAAGTATAAATTTTGACATTCCCAATGATTCCAGAAATCATGCCATATCTAATATGTATAATGTTCGCCGACTTATACAGTTTATGTATCCGACTTATGAAGATTCTTCTCTGAGTCAACAAAATGTTTTGAAGGCCGGACCCCTCCTTGCAATGAAATGGATAAATTTAGTGACAGGCATGAATGGCCAGGAGAAATTGGTGGGCTATATCAATGGGGGTCTGAGTTATGCGCCTGATATGGGTGAGGGCGGTTTTATAGTCGGAGCCTTGAAACCGGGCGACTCGCGCTTCGAGAAGGGCGACGGCATTCATAACTATTTTCCCAAAAAACTTTCCTTAAGTTTTAGCTTTAATGTGCTGCACACACACCTGGTAGGTTGGGCCCCAGCTGCGCCTGGTAAAAGTACATATGTTTTCGGCGGCAACAAGGCCATTGAAGATGGGTTTCCGAATGCTTATCTTAAGGCTCAGGGAATCAGCGATGCCAAAGCAGGCCAAGGGAACCCTCAAGCCCCGGGCGCCGGCCAAACGGAGAATGCCGGCGCAAACTTGTCCGGCAAAGGTCAGGCCGCTCCCACTGAGGAAGAAGTGGAGGCTAAGAAGAACGCCGACCTTATTGCCGAGGCCGCGGCCACGAAAGCTGCTGCCGGCGCCGCGTCGATTCTCGGCCAGCCTCCGGGTACCGTAGACAAAGACGCGCCGCCAGCCACAGGTAAGCCGGACTGCGCGAAACGCCCAGAAGCCGAAGCCGCCGGCTATGAGCATTGTGACTAAATTATTATGGGCAAGAGATACAACAACCGCGACATCTTCAGGAATGAAAACGAAATTTACGAGGATGTCCTCGAAAAGCGTCGTATTCCTTACATCCGACAGTATGGTACACCTGTGCTGACTACCCCTACGGTGGGCCAGATCATGGAGTTTACCAATCTTGACCACATGTGGAAAGTTGGGGATCGGTTTTGGAAACTATCTATGCATTACTACGGAACAGCTGAGTATTGGTGGGTAATTGCCTTGTATAACAAGACACCCACGGAGGCTCACGTAAGTAATGGCCAGATTCTCACGATTCCTCTGCCTTTAGAGCGAGTACTGAGAACGATCAGGAGTTAAAGCATGGCCAGCACTCCCACGGACTTAGAAAGATGGTTGGCCCTCAATATGCGCTTCGATGCCGGGGAGACCATCCCCACCCTGGACGACGCAGCGGAGCCGGTACCGGGATCTGACCTCGACTTCTACGTGACATACTCCCAATCCCCTAAGGGCGTGCAAGAGCTTAAGGAGTTCAGGGAGAGCGTCGCCCTCGTAGGAGCAGCCGCCGTAAGAAAGAGTACCTCCCAGAAGGTTAGCCAGGTCACTCCGGCATGGATTCAGGACGGATTTAAAGAACTTCTCCGATTATACAGAGATACTATTCTGCTCGAGGAGGCTTATAAGTATTTTAAGGACAATTATGACAAGAAGGATGCCATCAGCGCTGACGGGGAGTCTTATCAGGAGCGCATTCGAAAGGGCACCCTTGCGATCGTGGAGGCCCGCATCCCGGAAGGAGCCGCCACCGGCGCCGGCGCGGTGCAGGATCTTGAGGCTGCTGTGAAAGCTCTCGGGGTTGTCGAGCATGACGAGAGTGGTAAATACGTCGGCGGTACCAACTGGATGGAATCTAAAACCAGTTGGCGTCGGTTTGGTCTAATAACGGGCTATAATATGCAATTCAACTTCAAGGGCCCTATTTCAATGGAACCGAAGAGAGGCGACCCCGACTATATGAAGAGCGAGGCCTGGCAGAAACACAAGGACCGGGTGGTGTCGGCCATGGGCGGCGTCCGGGGCAAACTGCGCTGGGCGCCCTGGAACGCTTTCATCGATCTGGTCGGCACAGGCACCGCCATGGCCGGTCTGCTCGACGACGCCGAAATGGAAGCGAGCAGCCACGCCCGATGGGCGACGGTGTTCAGTCCACGCTATTTTACGGGCGTGGGGGGTGCTTCTGAGCCGGGCATCTCGGCGGATACCACGGAAGGCAACGACGCCTTCCTAGGCAGCAAGCGTGGAAGAGGGCCCGAAGTGGGGCTTCCTGATATAAATCTATCTAAGGTTGGATGGCCCCAAGGCGGTCTAGGAAGCGAAGGCAAAAACTTGTTCGCAATCGCGGATGCGAATCGTGGCTCCAGGTTGAATGCGGATGAGGAACTGATCACCGGCTGGGGCGGTGCGGAACCGTGGGCGTTCTTCGGCGGCCCTCCACGGCACTCGCAACCCAGAATACACCCTATTTATGGGTCTATGGGAATAGAAATAAATAAGTTTTATCAAAATCGATCACCCGACAAAGACTCAGGTCTAGGTCATTTCCTCTCTCCGGAATACGTATTTTATCTGAGGGGGGCGGCTGGAGCCGGCGGCGCGGGGGCGGCGATGGGCAAGATCGGGGAGGCATTACAAAACTTACGGACCAACCTGGTCCAGCGCGCGAAGAATATCGAGCCGTACGACGTCGCTTTTGCTACCGGCCGCGGCATTAGCATTAATACTAAATTTTGGAACGACGATGGCCCTTCCGGAGAGTACCGCTTCCGCGAAGGTCGAGAAATCCAGCTGCCGGCGGGCCCGAAGTGGGACCTTCCGGATCGTGTTGCTATTTGGCCTACACTACCTTTGGAGCGCCCCCACACTCTTGGGGAGCAGTGGCACTGGGGGATAAGACCCGCCGACATCCTCGCCGAGACCTGGAAGGGCCTCTACGGCCATGAGCGCGACAAGGATGCAGAGAACCGAGGCGAAGGCAGCCAGAACGAGGGCCGCGAGATCACCAAGAACGCTTGGATCGATGTGTATTCGACCGAGCAAGCGTGGCTCAATGTCGACCTGGCATTGCGATCGCTCAGCGTCATGAAACCCGAGAGTGTCCTGGGCACCCCCGGCACCGATGACTACAAGGCAAAGATGGCCACCAACATTGAAAGAATTTTGGACTTTTTCGGCGCAGGTCGGGCAGCGGGTTTGACCGGGGCCCAGCAGCGCGAGAAGGCGGTCACGGCCGGCGGCGACCGGTCGGTGGCCAACTTGGCCGACATAGACGCCGAGTCGCTGAAGGTTATTAGTGGCTTTAGGTCTCTTAAACCTTTTGATTTGCAGTGCTTTTTGATGGAGAATGTTGCAATATTGGTTGATTATCACCGTAGAAAGAGAAAGCCACAGGATCCTGGAGGGTTTAAAAATGTAGTAAAGTTGAAAGGTGAGCCAGGAGAAGTTGTTTCTAAATTACAACATGGTGCCAAAACGGGAGCCGTGAAGGAAATGTTGAACTTGACCCCGGCAGTCTACGCAGCCCTGGTTCCGTATATCAAGATCTACCGCGTTGATTATGACAAGGACGGATTCCGTCCGATGCAACAAATAGAAATGCCAATCCCTAATTTTATGAGCCCGGACGATGTAGCGGCTATTACGGCCGGCGACTACCACCGGGCCCGTGGCTGGGGCCTTCAGTCGTTTACCTGGAGTCTAGATGGAGTACAACCGGCTGAAGTAGATAATAATATTTCGGCAAAACTACAGTTTTATTTTCAAAGCGTTAAGGATTTGTTTGAGGGATCCGCCGCCGCCGGTGAGGGGGGCACCACCTACGCTGCTGGCCGCGAGAAGCCGAGCCCCCTGGACTTACTCATTGCTTCTCCCACTGTCAAGGCAGTGAAGGGAAATAAGAAAAAGGGGAAAGATCCCGAGAAAGATCAGACGAAGTCGAAGAAGTGTGAGGCTTCAGTAAAAGATCAAGTGAACATTGCGGCTGACGGTAAGCATTATCGCATTAAAGTGGTGGCAGGATGGGCCACGCCTCCGTCGCATGTCCTCAAAACATTGTTGCCCCGTAAAACGACCAAAGAATTAAAACAATTGATAACTGCGATTAATGATACGCGAATTGCTTTATACTTGCAACAAACGCGACACGACCTTACCTTTAATCAAGATGGTTCGGTTAAATTGGGGATTGACTACCAGGCGGCCATAAGCGGGATGATGACTTCTAATACCTGCGATATTCTGGGGCCAACTAGTAGTGCTCACAAGGCTAAACAAGATGATTTAGAACGTCAGATCGACGACGCCAAAGCAACGAGAGACAAGCGGATTGCGAGAACAGGAGATGCGGAGGGCCTGAAAGTTTATAAGGAGAGTTCGGAATATAAAGCATCCCTCGAAGAAATTAAAAATCTCCTCGAGTCCAAAAAAGAGCTGTTAAATGAAGATAAAGTTTATAAATATAAACGCTTTTTAGCAAGCTTATACGGGCGCAGCATCAGTTTGCCCGATCCGGAGAGCAAGGGCACGCAGGGCGTGCGCATGCGACAAGATCCCGACGCTCCTCTCCGGATTTTCACTTTGGTGGTGCCCGTGCATGAAGCCATCAAGACTCCTCTTCATAAAATTAAAGATCCGGAGGAACGCCGCAAGCGTATCGAGCAGCGTTTGGGAAGTACCGGTGATCGTGGCTTCATCCTATCGGACCGCCCCGGTGCGGCAGGCGCCAATATTGATTTGTTGGGTGCATTGAATAGTGACGTCAAGAATGTAAGTCTCGATGCCGAAGCTCAGGCCCGGATTGAGAACCAGGCGGGCGAAACCGGCACACAAATGACGCAGCGACTCAAATCTCGCAGTGATGGAATTTACATTACTTATTTTTACTTGGGAGATCTTATTGATTCAATTATCGGCGACAACGCCGTTCTGGGACACGGCGGGGATGTGTCCAAAATGATAAAGAGCAGCTATATCACGTTTCTTGCCGACATGGATATTACTAATCCTCTCTTATTTTATGCCGCACAAAATACAGATGACTTTATATGTGCCGACAACATCGATGATAATTTACTTATAGAGCAATTGCGCGCGAAGGGGCTCTGGAAGGCAGGAGACGGCGGCGTTAAAAAACGAATTAACATTGGTGAGATCCCCATCAGTCTCGACCAATTTCAGATTTGGTTTAAAAATCATGTTATTAAGAGCCAACGTAATACTTATTATCTGCTTCATTTTATAAAAGATTTGTGCGCTTATTTGATTACGGATTCCATTAAAGGAGCCTGCTTCGAAAGTAATGTGATTAATGATATAAGATTTGATACGTCCATTATTCATTTTAATAATAAAAAGTCTGCTTCTCAAGTGCGCATTCAGCCTGGTCAACGGGATTATAGTACTGACGAGTTGGTTAAAGCGATTGGAGAGACAACCCCTGAAAATGACATTCCCGATCCCAATATGACCAAGGAGCAAAGAGCCAAAACTGATCTTACCTCCGGTCTAGTTCTTTATTGTACAGACGCTTCACCCAGAAAACGTAAGGGCGACATTAAAGCAGACCTAGAGGACGGTATTTATCACCACTATCTTGGATCTTCGGTCGGTCTCCTCAAGAAGATGAGCTTTTCGCGCGAAGACCAGGCCATGTTGAGAGAGGCAAAAATTCAAAAATTCGGAGCACTGGGCGCAGAACAACTACGAGAATTATACAGCGTTAGTCTTGATTTAATTGGGAATACCCTATTTAAAAATGGACAATATACGTTCATCTGGCCTACTAGTATGGCGGCGGGTGATGATACGATGGCCCGACTATTGGGGCTTGGGGGCTATTTCTTGGTTACTTCGGTGTCCCATAAAATCAGTCCATCTGGCTATGATGTGCAGATAAAGGCTCTGCAGCAAGGCCTAAAGTTTGACGACGACCCGGTCCCGGCCGAGTCGGTTCCTCACCCTTATCAAGCTAAGGTCGACAAGAAGGATGCCGAGTCGAAGGCGGAGGACGAAGCTGCAGCTGTGGTCGACGCCGATACTAGTGCCGACGGAACCCCGCAACCGACTGCCGAAGAGTTAGAGAAGAAGCAGGCTGCTGCCCGCGCGGCGGATAAGAGTCGAAAAGCGCAGAAGCGCGCTGCGGAACAGGCGAAAATAGATGCCGCGGAAGCCGAAATGACGAGGCTCAGAGAATCCCTGCTACCCAGCGCCGAGGCGATAGACGAACTCCATAACCGGCTGAGGGGGGAAAATCAAGCCCTCATCGACATGATCGCCGGCGAACTGGGGTCCACCTGGGACCTGAAGAACCCCGACGGAACGTACCTTCTCCCGCAGAGACAGGACTACGAACGCCAGATGGCCGAGTTGCGCACGGCCTACGACGCCGAGGTTGCGGAGGTTAGTGCTCTCCTCCAGGCCCAGGCTGCCATTGTAAAGGAACTAGGAGGATAAGAAATGGCAGATTTTGATTACCCAGTAGATGACTTAAGCAACCCCCAAGGCAAGAATGGACTGACTTCATTGGCGAGTTTTTATCAGCGTAACTTGTATCGGGATGAAATTTATCCCAAGGTTGGGGCGTCTGCTTTAGACACTTGGCATGATAAGTTCTTGTATGGAAGGATCGACTCTTTTCAAAATACTATTGTCCCTTCGTCCCAAAATTTGGTGCCCATTCCCTCTGGACGCGGCCCCAATGTGCTGGCTTTAAATGGGGTAGTTAACGCCTTTGAGAAGATGGTCGACAACGTGCGGCGCAAAGTAATTATGGGAGGACTGAACACAACAGGGAATAGTGTGCTCCTTGACCCGCGGGCAGTTCGCGCTTATGAAAATCCGCTAACTTCGTATGCATATTTTACACAGGACTTATTTAATAATTTTGTGAGTACTCTTCGGGGGAAAGAAAAATTTCAGATAAAGGATTTTTCTTCCTTTGTCAAGATTTATAGTCAGTATCTCTTAAACATAGCGAGGATTACACCGCTCACTCGCACCAATTATTTACTCTCCAGTAAAGCAAGTTTATTTACGACGGGCTTAAGTATTGCTATTGCAAATGACGATGCCTCTGACGACGCGGTTAAATATGAGGATTTTATAGCGGACCCTAATTTTTGGTTTTTTAGACAATGTGCCAAGCAATACGGTTTTGTGGTTAATAAAAATGCTCCATGGATTTTAACGGCCGACTTGTTTACCACGGCGTTCGCCGCCACGGCTATGAACAATTATGCCGCGGCAAGTGGGGAGATAATTAATAGAAATAATTTCTTCAAGATGTATTATACTCCGACGTATTTAACAGACTTTGACGACTTAATTCGAATTCTGGTAAATTCCTACAATCAATTCTTAATCAAAGAGCCATTTTATGACAAGGAAGTGGGGGCAATAAACGATAGGTGCTCAATTGCGGCGAAGCCGCGGAAGCCGCTTGGCCTCGAACCCCAGGAGATTATAGAGGGGAGCATTAACTCCAGCGTGTTACCTGATAAGTTGTTGATTGATTTTTATATTGATTTGAGACAGATTGAGGTAGAGAGTCCCCTTTCACTACTGCAACTACGTAGCCTCAAACAAGGAGCTTATGAACGGTATCTGAGGCGCCCGACGTCGACGCTCTCGGCCCTCCAAAACGTGGCAGAATATGTGAACATTACTTATAGACAGTACATTTATTCCGAGGGCACAGTGTTCCTCCAGCTTTTAAATCGAAAAACCTATTGACAAGTCAGCGTGAGATGATAGAATACTATAAATAAGTTAGGAACTCTCAGCGTTTGCTTTTCCAAGTATTAGATCATAAGAAAGATTGCGTGGGCTATTTCGCTAATAAAGCGATCAACCCCACCCCCCACTTGCCCCCAGAGGGAGCGACGTGGGATTACTCAGAACATCTGCCCGGTAACGAGTACGAAATAGCACGCATTTACAGCCACGGAGCGACACTTACAGACGTTTGTCCACCGGAGTTGACCGCAGACTGGGACGCAACAAAGAAGACGCTTAAATCGTGTCTCAAAGCCTTCAAAACATCGTGCCTTTCGCTTAACGAAAATTGTTTTTACGACGTGCTGCCAGAATATTTTCTCTATGAGTATTTAAATCTCAAGAATAAGATAACCCAGCACGTATTGGATACACATCCGCGTCCGGAGAACTATGATTTCATGTATAATCTTGTAGAGATGCTTTCGGAGATTCGTCTGCAACCTCTCAACATTGAAATGGACCCAATTAAACATCTTTTAAGTTCTGTGCGTGGAAAGAATTTTTTGCGCACCACCCAGACCGTCAAACATGTATGTGATTATAATCCATGGGGCACCGTCACCGGACGTTTGGCAACAAATCCCCATACCTTTCCTATTTTGACAATGAACAAAGAATTTAGGGGATGCGTTAAACCCCACAATGATTGGTTTCTGGAATTAGATTTTAACGCTGCCGAACTGCGAACGTTGCTGGCACTCGGAGGCAACCCCCAACCCCCCAATGATATTCATGACTGGAATGTGAGAAATATCTTTCACAATAAATTAACTAGAGAAGAAGCCAAGGTCAAAACGTTTGCATGGCTCTACTCCGAACGCACCAATAAGGACTTAGAACGCTTGTATAACAAGGATTTGGTGCGAAATAAGTACTGGGATGGCTTCAAAATTGAGACGGATTATGGTAGAATAATACCAGATGTGGATGAGCATCATGCGCTTAATTATGTGGTTCAAAGTACCACGATTGATGTGGTGCATGAACAGGCTTATAAGGTCCACGAGCTCTTAAGGGGGATGAAAAGTAAAATTGCTTTCTTGATTCATGATGCCGTGTACATTGACCTGGCAGAAGAAGATCGTTATGAAATTCTAAATTTACTTGACACCTTTAAGAATACACGCTATGGTATGTTTAAAGTAAACAACAGCGTTGGGAAAAATCTGGGAGACTTGAAGGAATTAAAATTATGAAAAAAGAATATGACAAGCTCGTGCGTGATAGAATTCCTGAGATCATTGAAGAAGCTGGTAAGAGCGCCAGAGTGTTCCAAGTTTCGGGCAACTCTCTTCGGGCATATGCTCTTAAGAAGTTGCGCGAGGAAGTAGAAGAATTTATTGAGAATCCCTGCGCAGAAGAGGTAGCGGATGTCATGGAAATTTTAAACTTTATTTGTCAGCGGATGGGTATCCGTGATACTACAATCTTGGCGGAGACGCTTTCGAAACGAGTGAAGCGCGGTGGCTTTGAGCAAGGATTTGTTTTGGATTGGGTTGAGGAAAAGTGAAAATTGTGGGGCTCGGGAGGGCCGGCTGCGGCCTAGTCAAAGCGTTTTCTAAATTCCCCCAGTATGACACAGTGGGAATTGATTGCGAGAAAGAGGTGGACATCACCATTAAGAAGCGCAAGAGCCACGAAGAGTATGATACGCATTTCCCTAATCTGAAAAGAAAACTTAAGTTTACAGGTGAGGAAGTGCTTCTGATAACCAGTGGGGTAGGGAAAATTTCAGGGGGCGTCTTGCGATTGTTAGAACAGTTGCAAAATAATAAAGTTACTGTTCTTTATATTCAGTCGGATCTTTCCTTGGCCAGCGAAGTTCAAAAATTACGAGATAAAATTGTGAGTAATGTGTTGCAGGAGTATGCCCGATCTGGCCAGCTGGAAGCTATCTGGATCCTAGAGAATCAACGTGTTGAAAAAGGAATTGGCGAAGTCCCCATCATGGGCTATTACGAGGTACTCAATCAAGCTATCGCGAATATGATTCATATGATTAATGTGTTCAAGAATTCTGAACCTGTTATTGGAAATTTTATTACCCCCTCAAATCTCAGTCGCATTGCCACCATTGGAATTTTAGATATTGAAGGATCTACAGAAAGATGGTTTTATGACTTGACAAACGCGCGCGACGTGGTATACTATTACGGTATAAATGAGGCTGAGCTGAGGGACGACGGCACGTTGTTTAAAAAGATTACTACCTACGTGAAGTCAAAACTGGATGACAAGATGAATGTTTCTTACGGAGTTTACAAAACCACTTACGATCAGAAATATTGTTATTGCATTAAGTACAGTTCTATGGTACAATCATTTATAGAATTGATAGACGATCAGGATATTAGCTGATCGTACTCTAACCCAACTATGAAAGGAAACAAAATGGGTATTAACTTAGACAAGATGAGAGAGAAACTCTCGTCACTACGCGGAGACGGAAACTCCTCAAATGACACTTTCTGGCGCCCCGAGGATGGGGACCAGACTATTCGAATCGTTCCGACGTCGGATGGAGATCCCTTCAAGGAGATGTGGTTCCATTACAATGTCGAGAAGGGCGGTTTCTTATGCCCCAAACGCAACTACAGTGACGAGTGTCCTGTGTGTGAGTTCGCCTCACAACTGTGGCGCGAGGGTGTTGACAACAATGATGATCATTGTAAGAAGACCGCAAAGTCTCTCTTTGTGAGACAGCGCTTCTTCAGTCCCGTGATGGTTCGCGGCGAAGAAGAGCGCGGTGTGCGTGTATGGGGTTACGGCAAGACTGCCTACGAGAACCTCCTGACGCTGGTGCTTAATCCGGAATATGGTGACATCACCGACACCGAGACTGGCACTGATCTGACGATGACTTATGGAAAGCCTCCGGGCGCATCCTTCCCCCAGACGAAGCTGGTGCCCCGTCGACGGTCCTCACCTCTCTGTGATGACCTGACGCCTGACAAGTGCGCCGAGTTGCTCGATAGCATTCCAGATTTTACTGGCTTGTTTGAACGCAAGACGACTGCCGACGTGCAGACCATCCTCGACAATTTCGTCAACTCTCAGGTTGACGATCCCGAGAAGGTCAGCACTGAAACAGAGCGCTATGGTAAGACGAATAACACCGACAGCGACACCAATGCTGTTGATCAGGCTTTCGCAGAGCTAGGGTCTCTTTAAATCCCCCCCCACAGGGAGGCACAGGGTTATCAGGTGTCTCATCTTAGAAAGGAGTAGTTATGACTACTGACAAAAATCGTTTAGATGAATTAATTGATCTTTTAGAAAACACTCGCGACGACCACGAGAAGTTTTTTGAGCGCGGCAACAATGCCGCGGGGACGCGAGTCCGAAAGGCCCTGCAGGAGGTGAAGAACCTCGCTCAGGAACTGCGAGTTGAGGTTCAAGAAGCTAAGAACGCGGACTGACTTTGACTTTGATGAAAGGATAGAAAAATGGGAACAATTGTTGATGCGCTTCAAGAGTTTAGTGTAAGTGAAGATTCCTTTGTGAATTTGAACTACGGAGCCACGGCTGAAGTGTGGCATATCACAGATGACTATATTAGTACTGCACTCATTGAGACGGCGACGGCTTCAATGCTTGCTGCTCTCTTGGCTACCAAGACACTTACGGTGTATTCGCGCTGGGATGAAAACATTCTAGAAGAGATGCGCAGCAATGGTCTCTTAGACGACTATGACCGGGAAGACTGGTTTGAGGGATATCTTACGGAAACCATTCAGAATGCTGCATACGAGTATGATCTTTTGAGTGTAACTACAGAGAAGTATGATCATAAGAGAGGTGCATGTGCTGTAGAGTCGAGCATTAAAATTCCCGTGAGTGAAGTGCTTGAACTTGGAGACATCGCAGATGATCTCTTTGCTGGGTGGAACGTATCCGTTCGCACTAAAAGCGGTGTTTTGACATTGGAGTAGTGGTAATGGTGTGGCTCTGGATAGGTTTGGTTTT